CAGACAGGAGGTACAATGACCAAAACGAATGTTCAACTGACCCCTAGCATTCCCCAGCACCACGACACGCCGAACAACAAAACGCACGTCATCAAGTTCCGGGTAACGGAAAATGAGAAACTGGAACTCGAATGTACTGCAAAACTCCTGAATCTCTCCCTCTCCACTTTCATCCGCCGCGCCATCCACAACGTCAAGATCGAGAAAACGGTCATCGTTGCAGGCGGTGGAGAAGAAACTCTGACCGCCGTTTCCACCTTGCTTGCCCAGTGCAGCAAGGTGGGCGGCAACCTGAACCAGC